AAGAGTTAGTGATACTTCAATAGATTGAGTCTTGCCATAAGCATCCGTAAATAGGCTATCTTCGCTCATAGACATAATTACAAAGTAGTTTTGACTAACAGGCTTACCACCAATAATAAAAGGTAATACAGCCCCCGTATCGCGATATTTTCGCAACTTCTTAACAGTACTATCTGGAGATTGTCCGAGCGCTGAAGAAATAAGAATCTTACATGTAATTTGTTCTACGTCCGGACCACTGAATTGTTTAACCGGTTTTTCTAGCATTAAACTATGCTTTTCCCATCTAGCACTGCCTGAACGTATTACATCTGATACAGTAAGAACATTATCTAATGCGGTATAGAACACTATATCCGCTAAATAACCGATATACATCTATACCTCCTATACTGGTCCTGATGTTGTAGAACCGCCAGACTCTACACCACCATGTACGTGATGAACTAAAGAAATACCATTAACCACCACATCACCACCACTTGAATTGATTGATAGCGTACCACCAACATTAAGAGTCATATCACCAGGAACAGTGAGCACACGTTTACCATTATCCGCACCATCTGGAGTTGGATCCGCACTACTAAAGAATGTACCAATGATAAACCCATCAGAAAAGCCACGACCGGACCGATTAGGCAACATAATGCACAATACCTGGTCATCAATAGCCGGCATCCAATAGTCCTTATCATGTGCTGCACCTCGATTAATGACAGATAATGGAGCCGTTACAACACCTTCTCTGTCTAAACGTGTAACAACGGCTTTACCTTCTTCAGGAATTGTACTTGAAACATTTCCAATGAATATCATATCCGCTAATGCAGATAATATAGAATCAGTAGCCATTTAAACACCTCCTTACATCAATCGACGTTGAATAATTGGCCCCTAATGTATGTGTTGCTTTCGTAATTAAATAATTACCATCAAATACACCAAATCCTTCAAGCTTAACTGTAACCGATGCCATAATAAGAGGGTTCCCAGGGAAACTAAAAGACATTGTATCGGCTTCCTTGTTCGCTTCTCTAAGTTTCTTCTTAGCCAATCGTTTCGCCTCAGCTTTATCTTTTACCTGTTCATTGACCTCTAATACAGCAAGGTACGTATGGCCCTTACGGTCAGGATCTTCAAACGTATCCTCAATCACAGTTTTCTTATCTTTATTGGTGTATTTCACATGACATGCTCGATATACCTCACGAGTTTTACTTTTATACGAATAAGATATAGCCCTAGTAATAATCAAAGGCGGTTGTTCGCCCTCTTTAGTCTGTACAGGTTGATATTGGCCACCTGGTCTACGAATTATAACTTTAGGCTTCACGTTTTCGTATTTATAATCATCGAATATAATCAACTGCTCAGTGGATACCTTAAGAGAAAACCCCGCATCATTGCATAGTTTCTGCAAGAATGCGAGGTCTGATTCAGCACTTTGTGATGCATCTTTTAACGGTGGGTCAAAGTCCGCATCCCATACTAGCTTTAACTTATTATCTTTTGCTTTCTCAGTAGCAATCGCTTTAAGCGTTGTAGCTTTCCATGATTTATCTTTCTTTTTCTCCCGTAAGTCAGTACTACCGATAATAGCGACACCTTTGATTTTGACTACATCAGGAAGGCTACTGCCCTCGAATTCATCAATTTCAAATTTACCGATTGGTAATGTAAATTGTTCATCCCCTAATTTCTCCCATGCTACGGTATTAATAGCCACTTCTAGTAATGAGCCTTTCACAGGATACCAATCGCCGACCCATAGACGGCCCCTATCTTCTAATGAAATAGCCACGTCATCTACAGTTCCTGAAAGGTTATCTGTGAAAGTTACATCAAGAAGGTATTTACTAATATCGTCGGTGATGTCCTTTGATTCTTTACTTCCCCAATGTTGGTACCCAATCGTACACCATGCCCGCCGTGCTAACTTCGTTTGTGGTGTTAAATCTTTCTTCCATTTTTGGACCTTAGCAAGGCTCTTTTGTAAGCTCATATACTATCGCCTCCATGGTGGTAAGAATTCAGGTAAGGAATCAGCAGGAACATCTGGGCATGTTAACACAACACCAGCGGAAAATATCGCCGTATTACGGTGCTTTTGATTGGCTTCTAACAATAGATTAATGTATCGTTCGTTGCCATACACCTTATAGGCGATTAAATCCCACATATCCCCTTGTATTGTTGTATAACTAGTCATAACTCAACCTCCGTTGTCCGGCGGTATAGCTACGCATCATTTGTTCAAATTCACGCATTTTAGCATCCAACGCTGACATAATATCATCAGTTGAACCATTACCTGCATTTATAACTGGTGCGAATGTAATTTGTACAGGCGCTCCACTATTACTAGATGAGGATGTCACAGGCATGCTAGGCGCTAATGATACTGTAGGTGCTACAGCAGACTGTGCACCACTCACACCTAACATCCGTCCGGCCGTTTGCCATAAATTCATAGCATTAGCACTACCATCAATAGGAACAATTACTTCAGGATATCCAGCTTCCCCAATCAATGCGACTTCTGGAGATGTAATAACACCACCATTAGCATATGCATTACCACCTGCAGCTTGAACACCTACAGTAAATCCACCACTAAATTGAGCCTTGATACTATCCCATGCGCCTGAAATTGCATTAGATACGGCGCTAGGAATTTGTTTAATCCAATCCAATACAGCGTTATAGGCATCACTTGCCCATTGTCCTGCAGCCGCTACAAACGCCGCTCCGGCTTCTGCACAGGCACTTGGTAAATTCATAATGAAATTAATAACATCGTTAACCAAACTACTAATCCACGATGTGGCCGTAGCATATGCCTCAGAGGCAAAAGAAATAACTGCAGCTACGAATTCAGCGCCCAAGGTAATCATATACGTAGGTAAATTAATTAAGAAGTTATAAATCCCATCAACCATAGCCCCAAAAGTAGTAACGGCAAATGTATAGCATTCAGTAGCAAACGATACAACGGCAGATATAACCGCCGTGCCTACCTGAACTGCAATCTCCGGCAATCGTGAAATAATACCTATAATAAATCCTACAGCCATACCAATATACGTTGGTAAGTTAAGCCATAAATTAATATAAGCCATTAATGCCGCCTTTAATATATTAAATATATTTGTACCTAGCGACAGTAATCCATTAATTACTGTCATAATACCAGAAATAATAGCCTCCCAAGCTGAGCTTAAGGCAGAACATACGCTATCCCATATAGAACTTAATCCAGAGCATACACTATCCCATACTGCAGTTAATGTAGCACAAATAGTATCCCAATTGGTTACTAACAGGTATATCACTGCAATAATCGCCATAATAGCAATTACCCACGGTCCCCCTATTAATGCTCCTGCAGCTTTGAATACACCCATTGCCGTTTCTACGCCTTTAAACGCAGTAGTAATTGTAGTAATTCCCGATGCAATTTTAGTAGCCGTACCATACAATAAGGCTAATTTCAGTCCATTAGTTACTAATGCAGCAATAGCTTCCTTATTTTCATTCATAAAGGATACTATACTTTGTAATACTGGTATCAATGCCGGTAATATTTGTTGAGCAATTGGAATAAATGCTTGCGCTAACCCTAATGCAACTTGCGTAGCTTCTGCTTTCAAGATATTCATCTGTAGCCATATTTCATGGAGCGATTTAGGATCTAACCCAACACCTTTTATTTGTGATGCGGCTGCTTGTGCATCTGCATAGTTCTCAAATACTTTAGTTAGCTCCATGCCTTTGGCCCCTAATGTTTCAAGCATGAACTCCTGCTCGGCCTTGTGCTTCTGCGTTTTGATAGCCTTTAGCCATTGCATCCAACTGTTGATTCATAGGCAATAACTTGCCATTGGCATCGGTTAAGGACACTCCGAATTGACTTAGATACCCTTGTAATGCTTCGGCACTCTTACCACCACCTGTTAAAGTCTTATCCATTTTTGCAAATGATTTAGCAGCAACGTCTACATCAACACCACTTAACGTCATAATCTTCTTAAATTGTGCCGTCTCAGCAGTTGTCATATGCAGTTTATTGGACAATTGATAGAGTGCTTCACCGGCATTAACCACATTATCGATAATGGCACCAATACCAAAACCACCGGCGGCAACCATAGCAAAATTGGCAAGTTTTCCTGTAATACCACTTACCGCAGCACTAGCACCTTGCGCAGCTGATGCAGCACCTGCTAAAGGACTGGCACCACCCATTTTACTGATTGCATTTTGATGCGCCGTCTGACTTGCGATATTAGACCGCAACTGGGCTTGCCGTTGTAACATAGAATTTAACTTTTGCTCAGCTGCAATTGCTGCGTTCCTATCACTGGCATTACCAGTCTTTTGCGATATAGCTTGTAATTTTCTATACTGCGCCTGTTGGTCTTTGATTGCATTGGATAATTTGTTGAGTTCCTGAGATGCTTTAGATACGGAAGATGATAACCCACCATCGAGTTTACCTTTAATGGCAATCGCCATTTCTAAGACTTTATTGGCCATTATTTTCTCCCTTTCATTGCTTTATTCTCGCGCTCGATACCATCACTAATGAGCTGAACGTGGACTATGAACTCATCCACGTCTAGCTCTCGAATGAAGTAGTCCATCGGTGTGCTAGTGTATTTGCTACACGTAATCGCACACTCGGTGAAATACCGTTCTAGGTCTGTTATTTTTCGGAATTTAGCAAAAAATTCTGTACCTCTAAGCACACTCTAGTGAAATCGGCAGCCGGAAGGCTATAAATATCATCTACTTTACATCCGCATGCAGCAGCTGCTACATGTGCTTGATACGTCATAGATAATGCTGGAACTGTAATAGTTCTATCTTCATTCTTAGCGGACTTTTCGCATTTAATTAATGTGTAACCACTGATTCCTTCAAATTGTAAGGAGTGGCCAGCTTTTACTAATTCAATACCTGTTTGTTCATGTGTTTCGTTCATAGTGTTATGTTTACTCATTAGTGATCGTCCTTTCTACAGACTAAATACCGAGTGCAGCACGAACATCGCCAAGGAAGTCCGTACCATCAGAAATAGAATCTTTATAAGCATATTTATCGATTTCACGAACTACCTTGCCATCTTGTTCGAGTTTCAAGTATGTCGTTTCAATTGTGTTCGTTGCATCGATAGTATTGCCAGATTCATATGTGCCATTTTCTTTAGATTTAGCACGGCCACGAATAACGGCACGTGTAGGCACGATTATATATTTATCCTTACCACTATCCCAACATTGGATAGCACCACGTACTTCTAAACGTACGCCACGACCACCTGTAAGGCGGTGTGTAGTTTCTGTTGGAGTGTTCCATGTAAGTTTAGTTTCCATAGAGGAGTAGTGACCAATAACTGGCGCTTCTACTTCACCTGCAATACCCACACCTTTTACAGTTTGAGTCATTACAGATTCACTAGGTAATTCTACTTTGGCAACACCTAAACAGTTGTCAGATCCTTCTTCGTACACACGGAAGTCATTAAGTACTTCCGGTACTTGGTTGATAGATGCCATGATTAATTACCCCTTTCTATACTGTTTGAAATAACGTTTTGAAATAGGAAACATCGTATTCAGAAATGCTTTCAATTTCTTGCGCTGGAATTGGAGGTGTACGGAATTTGTGGAAGCGAATAATACCATTCAACAAATCTGTTGTAGGGTTTTCTGCTTCTTTAAATTCAATGCGACCACCTAAGATAAAGCCACGAGAAGTAAGGCCGTTAAGGCGGATTGTTTCACTATCAAGAATTGTCTTGATATTACGTGGCAAGATAGGCATATCTACTTTTTGCCAATACGTTAAGATGAATGTTTGGTCATCCCAATCATTGAAACGACGTACACAAATAAATGTATCCTTAACATCAGTTGTGCCAGGATATGCACCTGTGTAGTTGCCCCAAGATACCCAACCATTGATATTAACGGCTGTCATAATACCTTGAGAGTTCAATAAGTTAGCTTGGGAATGTGTAAGCATTACTTCCTTACCATTAGCTAAACACACTCCTGTGATGTTCATGGACTTATTGGAAGGAGATAACGTAGGAATATCGCTATTGGATGCGTCACATTTGCCAATAATACCCATGATATGCGTAGACATATGGAACATATAATCGCCATTGCGAACCATTGGCCAACATACGACTTCAGATTCACCTGTATAGCTATTACCTTTCTTCCATTCGTAAGCATCTGTGTACTTCACAACTTGTGTAGTATCGATATCCACCAAAGTAGTTGCACCAAACAAGTTATTGATAACACGAGATTTTGCTTTCATTACAGAAGCGACTGTAGGATTTTGAGAGAATCCAGGTGCAGCAATAAGACCAGGCACAATACCAAAATGATGATAGATTGTATCAATCAATTCAAAGCCTGTTGCTTTTTCATTGCTATCCACACCGCCGATTACATTCTTATAATCAAAGTTTTCTACATCGAGTTCATCATATGTGAGGTCCAATGTAGTTGCAGAATCGAACTTACCACCTTTGATAACAGAGATGATCAATTGATTCTTGTCATCAAATGCTGCCGTGTAATCCGTGTTGGCCACACCTGTTTGACCGGCGCTAGATACTTGCAAAGTATTTAGCAATACTGCTGCTTTTACAATGCATTTCTTGTCTGTCAATGTAGCAGTTGTTGTAGTGGATTTCTTATGTTTAGCAGGATCCAATACGTTAACAAATACGATTGGAGCTACGCCATACAATTTGAATTGCGCATACATTGCTTCACACAATGTGAAATGTGTCCAATCTTCAGAATAGCCAAGTTGTTGAACAGCTTCTTCCCAGCTATAGCAGATGATTGGCTTATTAACTACCGCACTAGGATCTTCTGTGAGGTGTACAGGTGCAGTACCGAACACAATTGGAAGACCGGCAGTAGTTTGGACAGGAGCAATTACAGAGGTAGCTTGCTCACTTGTTTTGACGCCATGATAAAAGGCCATTTACTTCACTCCTTTATAATTCTTCAATGCGTTTACATAGAATACATTTAATTGTGTGCCTTGTGTTCTCACATCAATCATTGCTTGATTGAGTTCATCTAAAGGCACGAATAAATGCATAAAAATAGGGTCTTCCGCTTCCGGCAGTGGTGCACCGTCGCTAAATACCATGAATTGGTTTAGCCGGCTACTGCGGAACGAAGGCCCGACATATACAACAGGGTTCATCGTTGTCTCCTATTCAATTACTTTATTATCCGTAAATATCTTATTTAAATTCCTACGAATAACTGGAATATACACTTCAAATTCAAGATATCCAACCCATTGAGGGTATGGTTGATCATCAGGAATTGTTGTATTAATGGTATTATCCTTAATTTCATATCTAAGTGCTACCGGATTATCAGATAGTAACCGCTCACGCACGACCTCTAATAGGTGATATAGTCCGACATGGCCTTTAGTTAATGCCTCGTCAAATGTAGTTACCAATACCGTAATCCCTACCGTCGAACTATCTGCATCACTAACAGAGTACGGACGTACTACTACGGCTGGGCATAACTTGCGCAAGTCCGTATTATTATCCACCCTTGGTAAGAAACCGCTCCATACTCGAATAGTGCTCGCGGTAACATCACTGGTTTCATTTAGCTTGCGCAACTCATCCATGAGATAGGCAGCAATGCCGTCTGATACGTCTAATGGTGTCATTAGTTACCTCCTAACGCGCGCTCTAATTCGTGATATAGGCGCTTTTCATACATTTCCATGCCTTCCTTTTGCATGGCATTCATAACAGTTTCATTACCAAACATTTGCGGTAAGGCTGGCCCATATATCCCCTTTAATGGGTATCGGTCCTTGCCTTGGCGTTTCATGAATATACCTGATGTGCTAACAAAGCCATTTGGTACCTTCGTTTCTGTGCCTTTTTTAATCGACACAAATACACCTTTTCGCTTAAGTGATTTAATTTTGAAGTACTTTTGAGCGCTAGTATATCCACCTTTGATACGCATTTCTGTGCCATCATTCAATTTATTAATTGATACACCGGACTTTACGACCGACACACCTTTGATGGCATAGATATTCCGTAGTGCTTGCGTACCTGCTTTTCTTGCGGTTGTTGCAGCCCGCTTCGAAGCGGCTTGGCAGATACGTCGAACTCTATCTTCTTTTAATGTTTCCAGTGCTTTTTCAATTGTTTGCACTGCACTTTTATCAAGTTCTAGCTCAACCATCCGTCAACACCGCCTCTAGCTTCTGCTCTGAGTTCGATAGATACAAGTCCATCTTCTTCCGTTGCACTTTGAACGATGTACACATCATCATCTAATCGGAATACGTTCCCCTGTGATGGAATTTCAGGGATGTCTTTTAATTTGCAATGCACAAATACAGACACCCCGTGCAATCCGTCATTTGATACGCGAGAGCCATTCGATAGGAATGACTCCCTCGCCGTTGGCGATTGGATAACCGCTTTAGCTACTGTGCCATTTAGATTATGCCCTTCGGCGAATTCGTCTTCATTAAGGAATACATCGTCAATATCGCTTTCTAGGTAATCTCTAAATCGCATTATTTTTTCACCGTAACTTCCGCATCAACTTCAGGTAATTCCATTTCTTCTTCCGGTTCATCTGGAACGACTTCCAATGGTTCCGGTACTTCAATAGGATCATCTTCAGCAGATTCGAACTTGTCAGATTCAAGCAAGGACAATGCAATCGCTTTCTTTTTGATATCGACTACTTCGCCTTTACCATACATCTCGCCTTCATGTGCTAAATACCCCTTTAATACTCTGATTTTCATAAGTAGGTTACCCCCTATTTAGTCTTAATAGTAGCCCAATCGTCGATAGTTTCCGGAATCAATACGCAACGAGAATATACAGACAATGTTAATTCTTGTGTAGCCTTATTAGCATAGTAGTAAGGTACATAAATACCTGCATAAGTTGTAAATTGGTTATCATCGTTAAGCAATGTGACTGCTGCATGTTGTTGACGGCCACGGCCAGGAACACCTATTACTGCTGCATCATCACCGATAAAGGATTTTACTTTGCCTTCATCGTCTTGATATGTTTCAAGGTATGCGTACACATCGATATTCAAGGACATGATACGGCCAACATATCGAACTTGTGGAGACAAATATTCAGGTGCAAAGCTGAACATAGACATGTTTTCACGATTAGGAATTGCTAACATTTTGTTGATGGATGCATTATCAAGAATGTATTTTTCAACATTTTTACCAACGACTAATACAGTTGGTACGATACCTGCGTTTTCTTGAATTTTTTCGGAAGCCATTTTTAAATCGCCATAAATATCAGCGCCGGCTTGGTCCCAAGTAGTAGTAGGTGTGATGTCTTGTTCAAATTCAAAGTCGATTTCATCAACTTGAACTGTTTCACCATCGTCAGCATAGCCTTCGATTTTGCATTTACCAGTAGTAAGCAAATCAGCTGCCATTTTATTTTTACGATTAATGATTGTGCCTTGCAAGTAGGACAAATCTTCGGCTTGCATTTGTGCAGCACGTTGTGCAGGTGTCATTGTAGACACAATGTTTTCAGCAAATGCACGTTGGTCAAGTTGTTCTGGGTCAATCACTGTACGAGGTCCCATCATAGGTGCTTCGTATAAAGCAATTTTGGAACCGGCACGTTTAACATTAACGCCAGATGCACCACGAGATACGAAAGGTGCTAATGTGCGACCACGTTTACGAGTTTCTACTGCGATTTTTTTAGAAGTTGCGACTGCTGGAACTTGAGGGAAGAAAGTATCAAGTAAGAAACTTGCTGGAGCTTTCATACGTTCTACAGCTTGCATCAAGGAAAATGTATCTTTGAAATCAATTGCCATTATATAGTTCCCCCTATTTAATGCTAGTTAAGAATAAGTGAGCGTCCTTGAAGTCCGCTTCATGATCATTAATTTTGTAAGCTTGGTCAACTACCAATACTTCACGATTAAAGCGACCGGAAATGTATACAGTCAATACATTATGATCAGTAGTTGCAGTAGTATCAGACACTACGATACCTGCAGGCTTACCACTTGCGATTTTTTGGAATGTACCAGCGTTGTTTTCAAGAACTTGGCCACGTTTATAATCGCCCGCCGCTACTTTTACATTTTGAGTTAATACCGGTACACCGCCACCACCTAATAGGTAATCAGCTGCGACACCATTTACTTGTTCGAAATATGCCATTATTTACCGCCTTTCTTAGCATTCGCAAATGCTACGACTTCATCAATTGCACTAGCTTTTGCTACTGCATCATTGGTTTCTGGTGTAGATGCACCTTGAGGTGCCACTTTATCTGCACCGGATTCCATTTGATCAATAACTAATTGTCGAATTTGGTCGACTACTTTGTTATCAGTTGCAGGAATGTCAGATACGGCAGAGATGAAAGGTGTTACTTCATCTACTGTTTTACCTTCTTTAACAGCTACATCAACTAAACGATTGACGACTTCATTGTCACCTTTTAACGCATTTAATGCTTCAACGCGTTCGCGTTCTGCTGTTACTGCTGCGTTTTCTGCAGGTTCATTTGTAGAAATACCTAGCAAACCTTTTAAGCTTGCCATGAATTGGTTTTCAGTCATAGGTTTCTCCTTACTTGTTAAAAATTGTTTGATTTTGGCTTCATTTTTAGCCGAGTATTTGCAAGATACTTTATTTACGATAACCATTCCGTTATTCATAACAGCTTTATCCGTAATCGCCGTATCTACTTCGTCAATTAGGCCATATGACTTCGCCTCGTCCGCTGTGAGCCACGTTTCATCATCCATAAGCGTATTTACCTGTTCAGGTGTCAAAACATCGCTACGGCTTAAATAAACGTTTGCAATAGTTTGTTTAACACTCGCCAAATAATTTGCCATTTTAGTTAAGCCGTCCGCATCAAAGCTATCACCTAGATATACGGATGGATTGTGAATCATGTACAAAGCGTTACTTGGCATGATTACCTTATCGGCAGCACATGCAATAATCGTAGCTGCGCTTGCGCACAATCCATCAATGTGTGCTGTTACATTGCCTGTGTAAGTCTTAATCATGTTATGAATGGCTTGCGCTGCGAACACGTCACCACCACCAGAGTTGATGCGCATTGTTAAGTCATTACCATTACAACTAGCCAAGTCACTTGCAAATTCACGCGGTGTAACTTCATCACCCCACCAAGAGGTATCAGAAATATCACCATACAAAATCAATTCAGATTGACCGGTGCCATCTTGATTTACTAAATTCTTAACAGACCAGAATTTATTCATCCTCTTCACCTCCTTTCGCTTCAGATTTAGAGCCAACGGAAGGATTTACCGCATCAGCTAGCCCTATGCCATATTTCTCCATGAGTTGTTTTTCAAACGCAAGTTGAGCAATATTTTCTTCAAGGTCTGTCCCTGTCAT